TTTAGTGGTAGTAATTAATGTTTCTTTGTCAAATAAAGTAGGGAAACCAAATTGTTTACTTAATGCTGTAACAGTTTCAAGTAAAGCAGTAGTAGAAATATTAATATTTTCGGAAGAGGCAGCAGAAGCAGCAAATTCTTGTCTTAAATCTGTAGCTTCACTAGCAGATAAAGCTAATGATTTTTGTAATTCAACTGTTTGTGAATTAACTAAAAGTAGTTCATCAGTAAAAGCAATAACTAAGCCTACACCAAAAGCTTTATTTAAAGATGAAGCTAATTTCATTCCTCCTGATGTTATACTTTTCATAGCACCAGGAAGTTTTTCCATTTCTTTCCTTTCTTTTACATCAAGACCCATTTTTCTCATTCGAGAAGCTGCGGCCGGGCCTGCAATTTCTGTACCAATCTTTTTTTCTAACCCAAGTCTTTTAATAACTCCTTTTGTTAATCCTTCCCCAGTATCAAACATTTTATTATATTCTTTACTAAGTTCATTAGTTTCTCTAACTTGTAATACCTGCTCTTCTCTAGTTGCCCTTGCTGCTTCATATGCATCTTCAAAGGGAGTAGATAATACACCTAAACCAGGAATATTTTTAATCATACCAGATAAACCTGAAAAAGCTTTAACACCAAAAGAAGAAGCAATGCCTTTACTATAATTTTCTGTTTCTGCTAAAGATTGTTCTAATTCTTTTGCTGATTTTTCTTGATCTTTTAAAGAATCTTTAATATCCTGTTGTTTTCGAGAAGTACCCTCTAATATATTATTTTGTAGGGATTGAATTTGTTTAATTCTATTTTGAACCTCTTCCCGTTGTTTAGAAATTTTAGCAATATCTTTAGAAGTACCTAAAGTTCTATCTTCGAAACTTAAATTATCTTGAGCTATTTTATTAAGTGATCTACCTATGCTTAGTAATTCACTTCGTTCTTGTTTTTGAAATTGAAGATCTTTAGTTTGGTCTCTAATGACATTAGAAATATCCCTTTGATTTTGTACTTGTTCTTTGGAAAGAGCCAGACCATCCTTTATACTTTGAGTTTGTGCCTCAAGGGATTTGGTTTGATCCTTTATTGCCTTATTTAATGCCTTTTGATTTTCTAATTCTTGCTTAGATGCCATTAGTATATTTTATTATAAATATTGTTACTTATAACCTACTTTACCTTTGTATGGTGCACTAGCTTCTTTAAATGCTTCCTTATTTACTTTACCATCTGGTGTTACTAATGAGGTAGTACCTTTTTTAGCTTCAGGTTGTGATGCTTTTTTCTCTTCCTCATAATATTTTTTTATTTCAGAAAAAGTATAAGTTCTCAACCATATAGGCATATTGTATACAGTTACATAGTCATATCCTCCTTTACCATGAAATAGGATTTGGTGTATTTGAGAAAATAAATTTAATCTAAATTGTGGTGCTATATTAAAGCTCAGGCCAAAAAAAGTTTAGGCCAATAGGAATGGCCACCTCCTCACCATTATCAAGTATATAATTCATATCAACATCTGGTTGAGTATTTTTTATATGCTCTCTAAATGCTCTAGAATCTATAGCTAATAAATAGTTATCTACAAAATCATTAATATCCTTTTTTTCTGTATGACCATCTACTGAGATAATTATTTGTTTTAATCTAGTAGTGATACCTGTTGAAGAATCTTTATTTAATTTTTTAAGTGCTTCAATTTCCCTTTCTATAATTTTTTCATCTCTACCATTTAAAATCTTGTACTCAATAACAGTACCTGATGATTTCATAGTATAAGAAAATAAATTTGTACCTTTATTTATAGAGGATTCATCAAATTTTTTATTTTCTAACCTTGATAAATCTAAAGAGTATTCTATATCTTTAATGGATACATTATATTCTTTACCATAGCCTAATATTCTAGCTGCTATAAAGATAGCATTTTTATCACCTGTGATTAAATCATCAATATTAATATCTTTATTTACTATTAGGGATCTTAAAAGTTTATCTAATACTACTCCTTTTTGAATATAAGCTTGATTACTAAGAATATCTTCTTCTTTAGCAGTCATATACTTTAATTCTACTTTACCACTTGAGAGTGGGTTTGATTCGGGATATATTAATCCTTTTGATGGTAATTCTACTTCTTCAGTAGGAAATTTAAAATCAGACATATACTTTATTTTGGTTTATAACATTATCTTCAGTCATACATATAAAGATAAAAAAAAGCTTGACAAAAGCCAAGCTATTTATAATTTATTTTATTATATTGATTAGAAATTCAATATACAGTAATCAGGTTGAAGTGTCATTTGAATATTTTGAGCAGCATTTTCTTCATCCCAACTGTAATCTCCAAAGTTAGCATCTACAATCTGAGCTCCTTTAATAATCCACTCAGAAACAACATCACCTACAGGTCCAAGTACATTTAAGGTTAGATCTTTTTTATAAAAATCACTATACCCATCTCTACCAGTTACTGATTCGTGGTGTAATCTAACCCATTCCATCACAGCTTGTGCCCCTGATGGAGATATTGGGTCAAATAAAGTCATACTAATAGTTCCCCATACACTTTTACCTTTTACATATCTTTGGAGATTAATATGATTTAAATTCACTACTCCTTGATTCAAGGTTACAGCACTCATCCCTTTAATTTGAAACGATGGGATACCACTCATATAAAGAATAAACCTATTCTTTTGTTTGGGTTCAAAAGGTGTGAAAAATATATCGTTTGGTCCTATTACTGCCATTGTATTTTATTTTATTTATTATAAATATTGGTTTATTTAAAAATTATTATTCTGGAAATGTTGCTCCTGTTGGAAGTACATTAAAATCTAGGATAATAAATTCTGCTGTTTTAGTAGGTTGTAAATAAATTTGACCTATTAACTGATTTCTATCTACCACATCTGGTGTATTGTTTGAATCATCCATTACTACTTTAAAGGAGTATAAACCTTGTCTTTGTTGTACCGATTCTAGATATGGATTAACTTGTGATAAAAAGTTATTTCTAGTAGCAATAGTATTTTGTTCAAATACTAAGTTATTTGATACTTGTGAAATAAAACTCTTAAGTGAAATCAATAATCTTCTAACATTTACTCTATCTAAAGCACTTGCTTTTTTCTGTAATGTTTTTTGTCCAAATACTACAATACCACTTCCTGGAAAGGTAGCTATTGGATTAATATTTGCTTCATATAATGAATCTCTATTACCTGATGTTAGTTGTCTTTCTGCTCTTACTACACTTCCTAAAGATCCTCTAATTAGACCTGCTGGTGCAAACCATGGATCAGATGAAGCATCTGTAAAGGCATAAACACCAGGAATATAAGTTGATGGTGGAACCCATACTGTTTGATTAGTTGCAGCATCAATAGTTTGTAACCAAGGCCAGTAAGTAGCTGAATATGAAGTATCAAAGCTACTTGCTTGAGTAACTACTGTATTTACATTAGCAGCATAAGGTACTAAGTCAATAACTGAAATACAATCTGTTCTACTTTGAGCTAATGCTACCATCAAGTTAACTTGTGCTGAATGGTCTTGTTTATTTAAACCAGGTGTTGATATTACATTAAACTGATATTGATCTTTGTTATTTAATAAAGAAATAGATTCTGTATAATCATTAGCGCCTATTCCTTGAATATTAGTTGCTGTAATATTTTGGTTGAACTTAGCATCATTATTTTCGAAGTTATCTCCTGTAGCCTCTGTAAATGAACCTGATCCTACGTTAGGTAAACTACCTGTATATAAATCTTTAGCTGTTCCATTATTATCAAAATATTCTGGTGTAGGTGTATTTACAGCAGATACATAAACATATGCACTTCTATTTGGATATGAACCATTTGATTGTATAAAATATTCTCCAGCATCTGAAGCAACAGTAGCGTATGAATCTCCTATAACAGCTGAAACATAGTTAGCTGCTGTTGGATCCATAGATACATTATTAAATGTTTCTAATACTGCCTTTTGATTTGTTGTGTCATTACCTCTTCTAATAAGTAGTGAAAACTGACCTGATGAGGTATTTACATTACTTATTTCCCATCTTAAGTTATCAGTACTACCAGAATCTAATGTACCTCCAGCTGAATCTGCTGCTTGGTAATTATTCATTATTGTTCCTTCAGAGATAGTTGAAAGTTGAAAAGCATCTTTTTGATATCCTAAATCTTGTGCTCCTCCTCCTCCAGAATTATCCCATCCTACAGTAGAAATACCAGAGTTATTAAACTGTGTTGCTGTACTACCTGAGGTGACTGCACTTGAAAATGAACCTGTGACTACTCTAGTTACTAATAGAGATTCACCACCTTGAGAAAAGTAGTTACTTGCTGCTATTGAGTTTAAGTATGTGTAATATTGAGAACCACTTTCAACACTACCACCAAAAATTGCTTGATACTGTGAAAATGTGGAAACCGCTGTTGGAATACCAACTGGGCCTTTTACTGCAGGACCAATGATAGCTGCTCCAAAAGTAATGGGTGCGCCACCAATAAAGGATTGATCGTTTTCTCTTGCTAATACACCTGGGGATATTAATGTTTCTGCCATTGCTTATATTGTATTTTAATATTATTTATTATAAATATTGGAGAATACTTCAAAAAGTTATTCTACAGGTGTGAATTCTCCTTTTTCTAAATCTATATTACCTGCACCATATTTTTCTTGCAATTCTTTTCCTATTGAATTTTGGTCATCTTGCAATTTTTCAAATTCTTTTAATACACTTTCTTTTTGTTTTTTAAGCATATCAATATTTAGTTCAATATTACCTAAATCACTAACGATTTTTTGGTTTTTTTCTTGAAAATCTTTTAATGTTGATAACTCTTTTTCTGATAACTTTTTCATAATTGTTTTATTATTTATTTATTTAATTATATATGTTTATAAATATGATGTATTTTTTTAAAGATCATCAATGTTTTGAACAACAGTTTCACTTACTATAACTGATGATTTACTGTTGTACATTTTTACAGAATTTAATTCTTTTTGGATAGTATCTGGTATAAGATATCCTCTTAATCTAATATTAAAAGTTCCTGTTACCATTCTATCACTATTATTAGGAATTTCTGTTTTTGTAGTAAAACTATCTATAAAAGACCTAAATACATATTTTTCAGGATTACCCCAATATGAATCAGATGCATACTCACATGATTCAACTATTTTGTTTAGTTGTTCCATATAATAAGTTTGTATTATACAACTATATTCTATTGTTACATAATCAGGTTGTGCTACTATATGAAATTTTTCTACTGGTTTTCTATTATTTAGAGTACCAAAGTTACTATAAAAATTTTTAGAAGAGAAGTTTTTAGAATACATACCATATAAGTTAGGTTGGTTAGAATCTAATTTATTAGCTACTGTTCTATCTTTAGCTATAGTATCTCTTTTTACTACTATAATAGGGTACATAATAGCACCTTTTTTATCTCTATAATACCCATCACGTTGAAATGATTTCCATCTCTCAGGAGAACCATAAATAATAGGTACTTCTATTCTATTACCATTTTGATAAACAAAAGGTTTAATTTCGTTATTAAAATAATAAAATACTGCCTCATCTATATCTTTAACACCTACTGAAAATTCTTTAGTAGTATCTCCTTTAGAAGACATTTGTTCAGATCTGTTAAAGTTTATACCTGTTGATTGGTAATTAGCAGGTGAATTATATCTACTATCTGCGGAGTTAGGATTTTGTTGAGCTCCTCTACCTTCCATTCCAGGAAAAGGATCTTGACGTTCAATACTCTGTTTCCTTTGAGATTTAGGTATAGGTTTTCTTTGTTGTGACATATAATTTTATTTTAAAAACGTTCCCTATATGGGCTAATAGCAACTTTATCACTTTGTATGTAATACGTAGATGCTAAAATAGATATATTATTACCAAATTTATCTAAACCTGGATTTAATGGATTTGGTTCACCATTAGAACTATTATTAGGATAAGATGGATTTTTACCTCCCCAATATTGGTTAGCATTTGTACTTTGTACACCATAATAACCTTCTTGATATAGAATTATATCTCCAACTTCTAAATCTACTTTCTTTTCTGTTAAATCATCTCTAAGGAAATAAAATTCAATAGGTTGACTATATTGAACACCTTCTTCGTTTTCACCAAATTCCTCATTTGACCTGTTTATTAAAACATTAAATAAAAATGGTCCAT